TCGAGTCCCGGCTGGGTAGTTTCGTACATCAATCCGCTTACGGGTGTGGTTGTCTCAGGCGGCACGACAAGCGGAACAGGCTACACACTCCCGGCAGTATTCCGGGCGAAAGGAGCGCTAGTGGACAACGGCCCGGAGCTGGATATTGTCGGAGAATCCGGACCGGAGTTGATCCTACCAGCAAACCTTACAAAGATGTTTCTACAGTTGGCTGACATGGGTATAGGAAATGGTGCAGCCGGGGCATCGCCTAAAATCGTAATCGAGGACTGCACCGAGCATCATTGGTATTTGGACGGAAAGGAGGTCACAAACTTGGTGATGGAGAGGGTGAAAAAACAACTGCAGCTACGCGGAGCAATATCATCGAGGTGAGATAATGTCAACCACCACAACCAGGCTGAGCCTGAAAAAGTCACAATCAACGGATTTGATGCTGACGATACGCACAGATCTGAATGCCAATATGGAAGTGCTAGACGATGCACTGCTGACGAATGCAGCAGCGACATTCAACGTCGGATACGGAAATAACGGCAATTCCACAAATCACTGCGTCGGACAAAATGCTCTGGATTCGATCACGACCGGCTATGGAAACACGGCTATCGGCTACGAGGCCATGTTGGACTCCACGTGGGCCATCGCAAACGTGGCAGTTGGATACCGAGCCCTCACCAACTTAATCGACGGCGATTTCAATGTCGGGATCGGCAGATATGCTCTCTATACCTGCACCACTGGAAATAGAAATATTGCAATTGGGGCGAGTGCACTATACGCCCTTACCACCACATTAGGTAATATTGGAATAGGATTTTCTGCCGGAATAGCAGCCACTACAGCTACAGAATTAGTTCTGATCGGCTATTCCGCAGGGTCAGCAATCACTACGGGAGCCAAAAACACAATTGTGGGGTATAATGCAGGCTCCTCGATCACCACAGGTTCTAATCTGACAGTGGTCGGCTATGCAGCCGCTGCCAGCTCTGCCACGGCCACAAATGAGGTTACTCTCGGAGATGCCAATGTCACGACTCTCAGGTGCGCCACTACCACAATCACGGCGATCTCTGATGTCCGGGACAAGGCCAATATCACGGACTTGGAGCTAGGTCTGGAGTTCCTGAAGGACCTCAGGCCTCGGAGGTTCACATGGAAGCGCAGGGCCACCTCAGAAGGTGGGTCGCTCGGAGAGGGTGAGCTAGGGGCCGATGAGGCCGGGTTCATCGCACAAGAGCTGGATGCCATCCAGGATAAGCATTCTGCCGCCTGGATGGGGCTCGTGGGGAAAGCCAATCCCGACAGGTGGGAGACAACCCCTGGAAAGCTTCTGCCGGTGGTGGTCCGAGCTATCCAGGAGCTGGCAGCCGAGAATGAAAGCCTCAGAGCCAGAATAGAAGCCCTGGAAGCATGACTCTAACTCGGAAAGTCGTCTTCGAGGGAAACTCGATTACCGCAGGCGTTGGTGGGACAACACCATATCCCACCCTGACTCAAGCACTCCTCGGCTTAGACACGATAGCGAACGTCGCATTAGGCGGCGACACTATTCAGAACATGGTGGGAGAAGCAGCAACTCAAGTAGATCCGCTGTATGACCCTGGCTATGATCGAAATATCGTGGTCCTCATGGCCGGACGAAATGATATTTCGCTGGGCCGCACGGCAGAACAGATATGGGGAGACATATCGACCTGGTGCCTGGCAAGAAAGGCCCTCGGCTGGAAGGTCATACTGCATACGATTCTTCCGCGGGTAGTCGAGGATCATGAAACCGCATGGGCTGGGGCCAATGCCCTGATTCGTGCTAATTGGGCAAGCGTGGCTGATGCTCTATGCGATGTGGCCTCGGACGGCATCATGAGCCAGGCGACATATGAGAATTATCCTGGGGGGGTGCATCCAGACGATGTTGGATATGCTATCATAGCCGACTGGGTGGCTACCGTAATCTGCGGCCTAGAACTGGAGGCGGAAGTATGCCCAGATCCGATCCTGATCCAGGTCGGCACAACTCGGCTATATGATGCCGCTCTGGCATCAGAATATGATGCCACTCCTGCATATGAACTGGGAATGCGAATGGCAGGATGCGTGGACGGGGTGGAGAATCACAAGTGGCTAGCGAATGAGCCACTATCCATCGATCACTATGTTGATGGTCGGGCCACGGCAGGCTTTGTTGTCCTTGATCTGACTGGGGCGATGGCATTCTACGAGAGGGGACTGGTTCTTGTCACTGACCTAGACGAGAATCGATCCTTTGCCGGACTGGTCCAGAGCTGTGAAAGTGTCAGAATTCCTGGCACCTCGATAGTATTTCACACGATCGAAGCCACAGATTTTACGGCGATTCTGGATTGGCGGCTGGTCGATTATGCTGCAGAAAATACATTGGCGGGCGAAGCTGTCCGGGACCTCATCGAGGAATACCTGGCGGAAGAAGGGATCACGGAAGGTTACATAGCGAACGGCGAGCTGCTGACCCAAATCACGTTCGCCAATTGCTCAGCCACCACGGCACTAAAAAAATTGGCCGAGGCTTGCGGATTTGTCATTTATGTGGACTACAAACTGCAGCTCTACTTCCATGCCAGGACGCTCTACGCGGCAGACTGGAATATAGCAGATGGCACAGATATCCTGAGTGAGAGCCTTTCCATCACCAGGACGAATCCAGACTACCGCAATATCGAGGTCGTTGTTGGCGGATATGAGGAAACCTCCGAACAGACTGAAACTTTTGTGACAGACGGCACAACCAAAACATTTGCGTTGGGCTATCCTGTCAGTAGAGTTTCCACAGTGACCGTGAACGGTGCGACCAAAACGGTAGGCATCAAGGGCACTGACTCGGGATCGTATGACTGTTATTATGCGGTCGAATCCGAGACCATGACGTTTGAGACTGCTCCTGCGGCTGGTTCCGGATCGATAACGTACTACGGACTCTGGAAGGCTAAATCAAAAGCAGAAGACCTCACGCTCATAGCGGCCAATGCGGCTCGGCAGGGGATAGGCTCTGGAAAAGTGGAACACGTCACAGTAGATGATACCCTGACCAGCATTACCGCCGCGGGCGAGTATGCGACTGCCAAAATAACAGAGTACGGCGTTGATGGACTCACCATCAGCTACAAGACGAGACGGTCGGGGTTGGCAGCCGGGACTCTTCAGCACATCACCATCCGGGACGTAGATGAGGATTTTCTCATCACGCATGTCAGCGAAGAGCTGAAAGAAGGAGACACCGAATATTCGGTGACGGCCTGTTATGGGCCGGTGTCTGAGGAATGGGACCTCTTCTTTCGTGACACGTTCGAGGCAGTCCAAGACACAGTTAGTGAAGGCGTAGAATCAGGTACAGTTGGCGTCGCGAAGCTATACAATTTTTCGCATATCTATGAGCTGGCAGACAGACCCAATCCCTTCACGAATGCCGCTATCAGTACTGGATTGGCAGTGTCTGATGACACATGGCCATGTTTTGAGCATGCTGATCGGGCACGGTACATCGAATTCTGGAGAAGCGGTGTATGCATATTCCGAAAGGCCCACACCAGCACCCCGGACATAAATGATGATGATGAATATCATAGCTATTCGTTCATCGCGGCAGCGGAAGCGATCGGTGACATTGATGAAGTCGTTTTCTGGGGCGGCGATTCGGCCACAGCGGCATATGGATCAGGAGTCGAGCTGTACAGGGCGACATTCGACCGGACAAAAACCGGCCTAGAGAGCTATCAAGTGAACATGGAATACCAGAACGGGGCGGTCGTATGAGCTACACGAAAAATGTCTGGAGGGAGCATTCTCACAGCACCGCCCAGAAGCTCACCGCTCTCGATTCTCTGGAGGGAATGTACGATGAGGCGGTGACGTACATCAATGCCATAACCCATAGCAGCCGCTACTATACTGATGCTCAGGCCGCCGCGAAGTTCTTCTCCAGCTCAACGGACGGCTCCGGCTCCGGGCTGGTGGCCACGACTCTAGACGGCTACAGCGCTGATCAGATCATCGCCGCAGGAATACCGTCAGGAAACATAGCATGGTGGTCGGGATCAGAGGCTTCGATACCGGATGGATGGTATCTCTGCAACGGCCTCAACGGAACCCCCGATCTGAGGGATCGATTCATAGTCGGTGCTGGCAGTCACTACGCGAAAGCGGCACGCGGCGGAGCAATCACTGTCACCCCGACAGCAACGATCACGATAGCAGGGCATATACTCACCGCAGCCGAGATCCCGAAACATGGTCACGGGATTACAGGGGATTACAACAACAATCTAAATTACATGCAAGAGAACGCAGCGCGCGACCAGACACCAGGGACGGCGATCGCGGGTTCCACATCCAGAACCACTGGGAATACAGGTGGTGGCAGCTCTCATACTCATCCGGCCACCTGGACGGGTACGACTGGACAGTCGAAAACACCACCATATTACGCCTTATGTATAATCATGAAGTCGTGATAATATGTACGAAAAATATCATGACCCTTGGACCAGCACGCATCGACTCAGCGCGGAGGCACTGAATCACATCGAATCCCAGTGGGACGAAATAAAAGCAGATGCAGATGCTCACAATCACGATACTAGATATCTTCCCCGGACCATGGCAGATGCAACTTTTTACAGCTTGGCATATCGGGGCTGGTTCGATGCCGACCTTCTGGACGGAAAACATTACTCGGATATTTTGGCAGTAGTTCTTCCGACCGGCACCATCATGGCATGGTACGGCACGGATTCGACCATTCCGTCTGGGTGGCATATCTGTGATGGTGGGACCTATGGGGGAAAGGCTTCACCCGATCTGAGAGATCGATTCGTTATTGGGGCAGGAGGATCGTATGCAGTAGGGGCCACGGTCGGCCCGGCCACCTGGAACGGAACAGTTTCACCGACCGGAACAGTGACAGTGACAGTGCATACGCTGACCACGGACGAATTGCCCGCTCATACCCACTCATATGAAGATCATATTCGGTATGGGTCGAGCTGGACCACCAATGACTATTCGTTCCCGGGGCATGTGCACGCATTGTCGAGTTATTCAGACGGATCGACCACTATAGGCGAACAGGCCACGGGCGGGGGATCGCACGGCCATTCAGGCTCAGTGATAACATTTAATGGTGTAGATCCCAGACCATTGTATCACAGTTTATATTATATTATGAAGTATGCATGAGGGACGAGGATGGGTTATACGAAAAATCACGATCCCTGGGCGTCGGGTGATCTTTTAACTACGACAGTTCTAAATAATTTTGAGACTATTTACGAGGACATCACGTCTCCTATAGTGGGCCATCTCTACACACATGATCACGATGCATTGTATCCACGGATCGAGGAGATGGATGATGCATATTGGCATGCAGGGAACGACGGTCCTGGTTCTGGTTCTGATGCGGATCTGCTGTATCGATCGTCTGGAAACCTGCATGCATCAGCTTTTGCAGGAATGGGCGTGCCGACTGGGCTAGTAGTGCTCTGGTATGGCAGCGTTGCATCAATCCCCTCGGGCTGGCATCTGTGCGACGGCACCAGCGGAACTATCGATCTGAGGGGCCGCTTCACAGTCGGCGCAGGCACTGGGGCGGCGTATTTCTCTGTCGGAGGGACTGGGGGGAGCAGTTCCTTCACTGCCACTGGGTCGATGACGATCAGCGGACATGCACTCACGATAACTGAGATGCCTGCGCACAATCACCCTTACACCGATGCTATGTGGAATCTCGACTGGGAGTGGGGATCGACTAGTGTAGGATCTCCATCGACTGATGTCTATTCCACGCGCACATCACCTTCTGCGGGGGGTGGTGCAGCACACACTCACGGAGGATCGGTTAGTGTCGGGTCGATCACTTTATTGCCTTACGCGATCGCGTTATGTTACATTCAGAAAATATAGGAGATGATAAAAATGATAACAGAAGACAACGTAAATGTGGCCTTCGATAATCTGGAGAAAGCCTTTCACACGCTTGAAAAAATTG